GGAATTTGTTCATTCTGTTCAAATTCTGTTACAATATTTGGTATATTTGCTGGAATTTGTTCATTCTGTTCAAATTCTGTTACAATATTTGGTATATTTGCTGGAATTTGTTCATTCTGTTCAAATTCTGTTACAATATTTGGTATATTTGCTGGAATTTGTATTTGTGGTGAAAGAGTATTTGAACTTTGTAAAGTTGGTTCTAAAAAGTTTGGAATTTGAGGAAGGCGACTGCTTATAGGTAATATATTTAAGGATTCGTTATTAATTTCTATATTTTGTTCATTATTAGAATTCGCTTGAATCGTAGATGGGAGAAAATTATCATTATCAAGTAATGTTCCACCGATAGCAATAGCTGGGAATATATAATTAAACATAGGATCAATTATAAATTTTAAAATAAAGAATAAAAATCCAATTATAATAACATATCTTGTAATAGTATCAGAAAGAAAATTTTGTAAAAAAGTTCTTTTATCTTTTGGAATATTATTAATATAATTATTTAAAGTGGTAGAAGTAACAATACAAAAAATAACTAATATTAATATGGTAACTATATACAAAATAATGGACAACGAGTTATTTGAAATACCCAAAAAATTCATCTAACTTATATATATAATAAGTAGGAAAATAAAATTAACTTTAAGTTATTGATTATAAATTATGTATTAAATTAAAATATATAATTCAATATTCTTCTATATTTTCACTAATTTGATTTTTTATTTTAATTCAATCTGAAAATAAATGATGCACATATAGTATAATAGAAAAGAGAATTATTATATAAATTAAAATTTTGATATAAAAATATTATACAATAAAAGTTATATATAATTATATTTAAATGGATTTAGATAAAGTTAGAAATAGATTAATAAATTTAGAAGATATAATAATTCGCAGTCTTTGTCAAAGAGCAAAATATAAATATAATATTGAAATATATGAACATAATTCTGATAAATTTAAGTACAATAATAATTACGAAGGTACGTACTTTGATTTTATGTTTAAACCAATAGAAAATGTTCATTCTACTGCTGGTCGTTATGAATGTTTTGATGAGCGTCCTTTTTATAAAGGATTAACAAAAAGTCAAGTAGAAAGAGAATATAATAGTAAAATTCCGGATGATATATTAAAATTTTCTAAAAAAATAAATTTTAGTCCATGGATAAAAATTGCGTATTTAAATTTTTTAAAAGATTTATGTGAAGATGGTGATGATGCTAATTATGGTGATTCAATTTTATGTGATATATTTAATTTACAGGCAATTTCAAAACGTGTTCATTATGGTATATTAGTAATGGAAGCGAAATATCAACAATCCCCTGATATATATGATGAATTATTAAATAAAGACAATGATATTTCAATAAGTTCAAAATTAAAAAATGTAAATATAGAGTTGAAGGTATTAGAAAGAGTGAAAGAAAAATCAATAAAAAATGGGATTAAAAATCCAGAAGTAATTGTAAATTTTTTTAAAAATATAATAATTCCTATGACAATTCAAGTCGAATTAGATTATATATTTACCAAAAAAGATAATAAATAAAAATATTATAGCAATTTAGTCAATTATAACGAATATATCAATATAATATATTCGTTATAATAGTGTAAATAAAAATTAATTTTTGACTTAAATATTAAAATTTTATTGTTTTATTTAATAATATTTATTGACTTAAATATTAAAATTTTTTATTGTTTTATTTAATAATATTTATTGATTGACGATACCCATTCTTTTTAGAAATAATTTCTAAACATTGTGCAGATCTATTACCAAAAGCACGTGACATACCTATATCTACTTTCCATAATTTTTTTGAACAATCAGAAGATATTGTATCTTGTATTGAATGCCCAATTACCATTCCTGTAGCATTTAATTTTTTTAAAGTTTTTGATAATTTCTTACAATGATTTTGATTTGTTGGAAATCCAAATTCTCTTGTCCAAAAAAAACTATCATTACCCTGTATTATCGTACGTAAAATTTTATCATTTTGTAAAGAACTTTCACCTAATAAATAACTTTTTACTTTATTATTAAGTTCCTTTATACTCATATTACTAACCCATTGTGGTAATAATCCACCATGAACAAAAACCCATTTACCAATTTTAACAATACTTAAACGATTATATGCTAAATATCTTGCTAATTTACCATTTGGGGAAAATAGTTTTTTTCTCTTATGTTCGCCACCAAAATCTATTATACCTTTACGACTTACATATCTAAAATCACCTAAAACGTTCATTAATTCGTGATTACCTAATAATGAAATTACCCTTCCTTTATATTTTCTAGCTTTTTTATCCATTAAATCTAAAAATAATAAAACTTCTAATTCGCTTGAATTATCTTTGACAGAAACACCCCTTCCACCAAAATCAATTTGATCGCCAACTTGAACTACATATGTATCTTCACCTATCCAAGCCCAATTTCCTTTTGTACTTTTTTTAATCAATTTAGCTTTTATAAAAAGATATTTTAATTTTTTTATATCCCCATGTATATCACCAATTGCTATAATTCTTCTTACAGTAGGATATACTGACTTTAGATTTCGTTTTGAAATAATAATATCATTATTTATTATTTTCCTTTTTACATTTATACAATTCAAAGTTCCGTCGGCTTCCCAAAAACAATTTCTATACATTTATATTACTATATAAATAAAAGATAAATTAAAAATCGTCGTCAAGTCCAAATTCCATTTCTTTTGTAGATTGCCCAACTTCTGCCTTACGATATGAATCATTTCGTTTTTCAAAAAAATTAACTTTTGAATCTATACTAATCATTTCCATAAAATCAAATGGATTTTTTTCATTATATAACTTTTTATATCCTAATTGTTGAATTAATCTATCAGCTACGTATTTTATATACTGTTTCATTAAATCAGAATTCATTCCAATCAATTTACAAGGTAAAGAATCACAAATAAAAACACTTTCAATTTTAACTGCCTCTTCTATAATACTATATACTACATCTTGTGAAATTTTATTAGAAATCATACTATATAATAAACAAGCAAAATCTGTATGTATACCCTCATCACGAGCTATTAATTCATTACTAAATGTTAAACCAGGCATTAATCCACGCTCTTTTAACCAAAAAATAGCACAAAAACTTCCACTAAAAAATATACCTTCAACTACGGCAAATGCAATTAAACGAGTAGCAAATGATGATTCATCATCTTCAATCCATTTAATTGCCCATTTTGCTTTCCGTTTTATACATTCAATTTCCTCAATAGCATTAAACAGACTCATTTTTTCATCTTTCTCAGTAACATATGTATCTATTAAAAGACTATAGACTTCAGAATGTATTGATTCCATCATTAATTGAAATCCATAAAATGTACGAGCTTCTGGAATTTGAACTTCACATAAAAATCGTTTCCCTAAATTTTCTAAAACTATACCATCACTTCCCGCAAAAAAAGCTAAAATATTTTTTATAAAAAATCTTTCATTATCATTTAATTTTAAATTCCAATCATTCATATCATCTACTAATTTCATTTCCTCAGCTGTCCAATAACATTTCTGTTGCCTCTTATACATTTCCCATATTTTTGGAAATTTAATCGGAAATAAAACATAACGGTTTGGATTCTCTTTTAATAAAATTTCGTTATTTTTTGATAAATTCATAATCTATATGTAAAATATAAACTTAGATAGTTATAACAAACGTATTTAATTACATTTAATAATTAAATACATTCATTTTTAACAATGAATATTTATTTTTATTAAAATTTTCTAATTGTTTTATTCAAATTTTTCACTTTATAATCTGTTGTATCAATTTTTGTTATTACATTATCTATAAATTCATTCTGATTTACTAATTCACCCCCCATTTCATGAGACATCATTACTATTCTCCTTGTTAAATTACCTATTTCATCTATATCATCCATTTCTTTTGTCTGTTTTTTATCATTCTTTGATATATTCTCTATTATTAAACTTGTTCGTTTATTACTCATATTATTATTTTTTTGATATAATTCATTTGATACTTCTATATTTATATCTTTTTTGCTTTTATTTTTTTTTTTTTTTATTTTTTTTTATACTTTTATATTTATTTTTTTTTTTCTTTTTTTTTTTTTTTTTGTAAAATATCCAAACATATTTTTCATAAAACTTATATTTTTTAAAATTTTTCCTGATTTTTCAACATTAATATCTGTTTTATCAATTACATTATCTATTTTTTTTATTTCTTCCCCTTGTTCATACAAATTTACTAATGTTTGTGTAGCTATATCTCCACTTTCTATTAAATTTTTTTTTAAATTATCATATAATTTACGCTTTTCGATTTCATAATCATCTATTTCTATATTTTTTTTTTGACAATTCATTTTATAAATATTATATATATTTATATGTATAATAAGTATATAGAATATAATGTTTAACTTTCCATTTTAAAAATTTAATTATTTACTTAATATTAAATTTCAATATCTTGTTATTATCGCATTTATATTATATTGCACTTTCTATTATTTCTCATGTGAAGCAAATATCGTTAAACCAGATTTTAAAACAATTCTTTTAATATTAGGATTTCATATCGGACATATGTTCCTTATTAAAAATTTTTATGATAAAGGACAAACCGCATTAGCTACTATTATATTAATTATACCTATGGTATTATACAAAATATACACAATATACCAAAGAAAACAACAAGAAGAATATCAAAACAAAATGAACTTAATGATGGCTCAATTCCAAGCATTACAACAACAACAACAACAACAAGCACAACAAACACAACAATATCAACAAGGAAAACAAAATAATCAACAATATAATGAATTTAATAGAAGTATGCAATTAAATCCGAATAGTCCACAAAATCAAGAATCTATACAAACAACATTACAAAATCCTAAACAACACCACTATAACGAATTAAATACAACATTACAAGTTACCCAAAATAATAATCAAGAACAAAATCCACAAAATTATTCCCAAGAACAACTATGCCAAAATAGTGGCGTACAAACTAGAATTACTCAAAATTATAGACCTAAGTTAGAAAGTAGAAGTATTAATATTAATGGACAATCTGAATCACAATTTTTAGAAGATACTATTAAACAAGAAGATTTCTCACCTAATTATAATGAAATTCAATCTGGGGCTATAATCGAAACTTTAAATACTGGAAGTGGTATTAATGCATTTGATAATAATAATTATTTAAATCCATCGTATGAATCATTATTTTAAATTTATATTATAAAGTAATATAAATGGAACAATTTCTCATTAAAAGTGGAAGTTCATACGTTTATAAAATTATCGAAAATAATACAACTATCATTAAAAAAAAAATATATAGAAAAAAAAAAGAAAAATTCGAAAGAGAAACCATGGCATTAAATTTATTCAATAATTATAATCATTTCCCTAAAATTATTAAAACTGATAAAAAAAATTATACTATTTATATGACTTATTGTGGAAATAATATTACATATCAAAATATTCCTAAATCATGGAAAAATCAAGTTCACAAAATTATTCAATATATAGAATTTACTGATATTGTACATGGTGATATTAATCCTGCAAATATATGCGTTATTGATGATACTATATTTTTAATCGATTTTGGAAATATTCGTATTAAAGGAGAACCATTTTTTCAAACTAATAATTTTTTTACATATAGGATAAAACAACATTGTAAACTATTTAATATATGTGAAGCTATATCCAAAAATAAAAATGGTTGGGATATAATAAAATAAAAAACTTTTTAATTACTATAATAATATTATGTGATAATATTATTATAGAATATGAATTCAGCAGTTATTATTACGATTGTAGTACTTTCTATATTACTTGGAATTAATTTTATCGAATATGATGTATCATATGTAAACTCAAAAGTTGATAATTCAGTTCATTTAGTTCAGAATTTACCTGATAGAGAAGAAGCAGCTAATTTAATTGCACAACTAAAAAATAGATTCAAAAAATTAGTTAAATATTTATACAATAAATCAAAAAAAGATAAGACTATATCCAATAAAGTAAATAGATTAAAAAAAAAATTTAATACTGATAATATTCAAGAATCATCTCCATATAGTAAATATACTTCGTTTAGTGTTAATAAAGGTGAAGAATTACATTTTTGTATAAGACCAAAAAATGAAAAACTAGCTAGACGAATCAAATTTCACAAAATTAATACACTTATGTTTGTCGGAATTCATGAATTAGCACATATTATGTCTAAATCATATGGACATAACAGAGAATTTCATAAAAATTTCGTTTTTTTATTAAAAGAATCTATCAAAATAGGAATTTATAAAAAACAAAATTATAGAAAACAAAAAGAAAAATTTTGTGGTATTGAAATCAATAATACCCCATTAAGTGATAAATTTTTTAAAGAAAATTAATTATATTTTATTATATTTTATTATATTATATATATATAATAAATGGTCGTAAAAACCGTTATTTCGAATTCAACAAAAATATTTAAAGGACTTTGTACACCAGCACAAATAGAAACCGTATTATCTATTATAGGGATATCATCTTTAGTTATATCTTGTTTAACAAATACACCGGGAAATAAATTTCAAATAGCTTGTATTGATGCTATACCATATTCAATTGTCAGTATTATATTCGTTTTTATATTAAATGCATTATGTAAAGGAGGAGCTAAAATTATATCATGGATATTAGTA